CCTTTCAAATACTCCGACCAGTCCTTCTGCTCTGCCGACAGCGAGCCGCCCTTCTGGCGCTTCATTTCGATCCACAAATTCATCGCCGGAACGAACAAATCAGGGACGCCAGCACTGACGCCCTCGGCCTTAAGACGCCCGGCAGTTGCCGGGCTCCGGGCGCCGCCGTTGGGGATTGCAAAAATCCGCACATCAGGGTAAGAGCGCCTAAACCACTGCACCAATAGCGCCTGCTCTTCGTGCTCGCTCGGCATCCGCCCAGTAACGCCGGATGACTCGGTGGAACTTGCCGTCGCGTCGATAGATGATTTTTGTCGGCGGAATGCCAAGGTTTAGAATCTCCACTGCTGCCTCTAAGAATCGTCCAGAAGATCGCTGTGCTTGAACGTAATCATCAAGGTCGTTCGGTCTGATGCCAGCCTTTTCGGCAAGGTCAACCATAAGGCTTATCGCCTTGGTGCCTGCATAGCCCCCGTGCAACACCGTCAGGTACTCAGTAATCGGCGGGTCTGCCAGCCCGCCATAATAACTCACCGCCAGCATTTCCGCGCCGCTCATTCGCGAGACATGTTTGCGCCATTTCCACGCTGTCACCTCAAGCTCGCTGCCCTCGATGCCCATTATATCAACGTCGCGCAACCGGAACTTTTTCTCCTCAGGCGCAGGGAACTGGTAGTTGCAGGCCGGGCACTCTTTCGTCGAAATCGGCACCAGCTCGTTGCACTCCGGGCACACTTTTACTGGTGCCTCTCCGTTGCCCGCACCGGCCTTCTTTGGCGGGTTTACAGCAGTGACTGGGCCGTGCGTTTCGACAACGCCGGCAAAGTCCAAGACGAGGCAATGGTCGGTGTGGCTTTTCGGTCGCATTCCGCGCCCGGCCATTTGCATGTATAAGGTCGGAGACATGGTTGGGCGCAGCATCACGATGAGGTCAATGTTGGGATAGTCAAAGCCAGTCGTCAGGACGTTGGCGTTTGTCAATGCCCTGATTTTCCCTGCACGGTATTCCGCAATGATTTCCTCGCGTTCGCGCTTTGGGGTCTCTCCGTAGATCGTCTCAGCGCTGATGCCCCTGCCGCGCAACTCGTCGCGCACAGCAAACGCATGCTCAACACCAGAGCAGAAGAACAGCCACGCTCGGCGGTCGCCGGCTAGCCCAATCACCTCCTCAACAACCGCAGCGGTTTTCTGTGGCTTGTTGACAGCGGCCTGCAATTCATGCTCAACAAAATCGCCGCCACGCTTTTTGACGCCGCTAACGTCAAGCTTTTCTTTTGTCAACTTGCTTTTGAGCGGGGCTAGAAAACCCTTGAAAACTAATTCCTCAATGCCTACCGGCTCAATCAGAGCCGAGAACAGCGCACCGTCATCAGTGATCAAACCGTGCCCGAGCCTGTACGGCGTGGCCGTCAAGCCAATCACGCGCAGGTAGGGGTTTATGACTTTCAGAGCGTTTATCAGCTTGCGGTAGGTGCCCTCGTCCCGGTGTGAGACGAGGTGACATTCATCGATGATGATCAGGTCAACGTGACCAAGCAAAGCGACCTTCCGCCAAACCGACTGAATGCCGGCGAAAGTGATCGAATCAAGCCGCTTGATTCCAATGCTGGCGGAGTAAATTCCCAGTGGCGCTTCAGGCCAGTGCTCCAACATTTTTTGGGCGTTTTGCTCAATCAACTCCTTGACATGCGTCAACATCAAAATCTGAGTCTCTGGCCACTGCTGCAAAGCCTCTTTGCACAGAGCCGCTACGATGTGGCTCTTGCCGCTCCCGGTCGGCATGACGATGCAAGGGTTGCCTGCATTGTTCTGATCAAACCATTGATACAGCTCGTCAATGGCTCGACGCTGATACTGGCGCAGGCCGCTCAAAACGGCTCTCCTTCATCCGGGCTCGGCACAATCCGAGCGCCGAAGGTCTCGCGCATCTTGACGATGTTTTCGTCGCCGCTGGCGCACGCGGAGGGGTTAGCAATGATTTCGTGCGAGCTGAACGTGAAAGCGTCAGCCTCGCCGTTTCTCGTCGGCTTGCCGTCGATGAGGTAGCTGCCCTCCCAGCCGCTTGACTGGCCAGCAATCGGCCACGGGACGAGTTCAGGGTGCAGAACATGGCTCTCGCAGCCGGTGTGCTGAACAGTGCTGTCGGCAGGGATTGCGTCTTCCCAACGCTCGCAAAACCATGTGCCGTCCTTGCGCGCCGTACTATGAACACAGGTGCGGCAGTTGACCTGCTTGGTCAGCTTGCTACCAAAGCACTGGTCGTGCGCCGGGCAGAATTTGCATTTGTACCAGCTAGGGTCGGCGCTCAACGGCTCAGGCATGCGGTCGGCCAGCGTGATGCGCTTGCCGCGCTCTAGCAGCGCCTCAGAGGCCTTCTGGTCGTGCTTGACACGCTCGACGTACATGCGGTCGTCGTCTTTGCAAATCGCGATGTAGACCGCCCTGTCAATCTTGGTGCCCAGCATATAGAGCTGCATCTGCGCCCAGTGCATGGGCTTCGACTTCTCAACGCTGTGCTTCTCAAGGTCGTCAAACGACTTCTTGCTGTGCGTCTTGAACTCAGCGATGTGGCGCTTGTGCGGCGACTCCGGCAACCCTTTCTCAATGATTCCATCGACGCTCCCGCCGATGTGAAAGCCAAAGTTTATTCTGGCTTGCGAATCGCCTGTTGCTCTGACATCCACGCCGACCGCCCGTAGATCAGCAACAATTGTTGCCTCCTCATTGTGGCCTCGTCGGAACAAACGGCGCACTCGACCGGGGAACTGCTCGATGACGGCCCAGCGAAACTGCAACCAGAGATAGCGGTCGCAATCGTGGCCAAGAATGCTGGCGCCCAAATGCGCCCGAGGGATTTCGTTTGAATCCGCATGATGTTTGTCAATGCTCCCGATTAGGGTAAGATCGTCTGGCAATTTCACTTTGCGCTCCTCCATTGTTGTTCTTGGTCTGCCCGTGCAGGCTTGCCCCGGCCCTCACGCGAAGGCCGGGGTTTTTTTTGCCTGTTACTTTTTCGCCCAAGGCGGCGAGCCGCGCCCGGCCGGAGCCTGAGCCGCCGCAGGGGCCGCCGGAGCGGGCCGAGGGGCACCGCCAGCATTGATGGCCTTAAAGGCCTTGATTTCGTTGCTGGCCCCGTAGGTCGGGTCGTTGCGGATGTCCAGCTTGATTTCCAAGCTGATGCCGACCAGCTCGTCGGTATCTTGCAAACGCTTCAAGCCGCCGGCCAGCATGATGTCGCGCAACTGCTGCCGACCGATTTCCTCGGCCTTCGCGTTGGGGTTGCGGATGTTCAGGTTGCCAAAAACAACGCGCCCTTGATGCGTCGGGCCGACGATGTCGTAGCGCAGCTTGATGTACTGGCCGTTGCCGGCTTTCGTATCCTTCAAGTCGGTGCTGGTGATCGTGGCCTGATACCAGCCCGGAGGCAGCGGGTCATAGCTGCTGGTGTTTTCAGGCAGGGTGGCAACGTCAAAAGACTCGTTCAAAAAAGCCATTTTGGCTACTCCTTGGTTATGATTTTGAAAGATGGGCGCCCGGCCTTGGCCGTGATGGCGCCCGAAAGAACACTGGTAATATCGGCGTCGGCGCTGTTCCACGCCTTCATCGCAAGCTCCGGCTTCCACCGAAACAGCGTGCTCAAGTGGTCAGTTAGGCCGTGCTCAGCGGCCAGCTCCTGCAACTTGTCGCCATCAACCTTGCGGTCGATGCGCCCGACAATCTTGACTTCGCAGGAGTCAAGCTTGAGGGTCTCTGTGCCGTCGAGCGTTTCGGGGATTGCGGCCCACTTCACGATCTGGTCTTCAATCGCCCGGCGGCCCGCTACCGCGTCTTCCTCAAGACGCTTGTGCAAGCTCCACTCCATCGCCAGAACTTCCAGCATTTCGCGGCTCATGACTTCACCTCCCGAGCCGCCAGCAGGGCGTCGGCCATCGCGTAGGCATGCATGGCGAGGTCGGCATAGCCGTACATCCCTCGCTCAATCAGCGCCGGGATGGCGCAGGCCGCGAAGTAGTCGCGGAGCGTCTTGTCCT